CTAACCGCAAGAACACCAACAAACAGATCGAAGACGCCTGGGCAGCCTGGTCGCTTGAGATCGGGCTGGCCGAACACCTGCGAACCATGCGAATGGCCCGTGCCGGCGATGGCGAATGGTTTGGCTGGCCAATAGACAATCCGAAACTGGACGGCCCCGTAAAAATGGATCTCCGTGCGGTCGAAGCAGATCAGGTCACAGATCCCGCATTCGATCCGCATACTGCCGGCGACGTCGATGGCATCCATTTTGACGAATATGGCAACCCACTGTTTTACACGGTGCTCAAACAGCATCCTGGTGGCAACGATTTTCAGGCCAATACGGAGTTCGATAAGGTTCCAGCCGATGTGATGATGCATTACTATCGTGTCAACAGGGCTGGCCAGCATCGTGGCATCCCAGAAATTACGCCGGCACTACCGCTGTTCGCTCAGTTGCGACGCTTCACGCTCGCCGTGCTTTCCGCTGCTGAGTCTGCGGCCAATTTTGCCCTCGTGTTGCAATCGGACGCCGACGCTAACGATGAAAGCGTCGCACCCGATCCGTTGGATGAGATCGAACTGACTCGAAATATGATGACGACGATGCCGGCTGGCTGGAAATTGGGACAGGTGGACGCCGAGCAGCCCACCACAACCTATTCAGAGTTCAAAAATGAAATCCTGGGCGAGGTTGCACGGTGTCTGCAAATCCCAAAATCAATCGCTCTCGGTTCGTCCGAAGGCCTGAACTATTCGTCTGGCCGACTTGATCATCAGTCGTTTTTCCGGTCGCTCGAAGTTGACCGCTGCCAGATTGAACGGGAAGTCTTGGATAGAATTCTCTCTCTGTGGCTGCGCCAGTTTCAGCTTTCCCGTGGCGCATTCAGGGACGTTGGCGCCGTGCCGCAACACGAATGGTTCTGGGATGGTCTCCTGCACGTTGATCCGAAGAAGGAGGCTGATGCTACAAATGTTAGACTGCACAACCTGACTACTACCCATGCTTCAGAGTTTGCTAAGCAAGGTAAGGATTGGGAAGACGAATTTGAACAGATAGCCAGGGAAAAGGAGAAGATGGAAGAGCTCGGTATTACGCTTGAAGATGTTTCACAGGCCAACGAAATTGATGAAGAAGAAGAGGAGGATGAGCAAGATGCCGCAGCAGCATAAAATGGTTTTCCTGTCACCAACAACGGTGACTGCCGCAGATGTCGAGAAGGCGAAGGTGTCCGGGATCGCATATGCCGGGGGTCAGCTCGATCTCGGGTGGGGAGCGCCGGTCGTCGTCGAACTTTCCGGGATGAAGATCCCGGACAATATCCCGCTGCTGGCGAACCATGAAAATAAGACAGGTTCACGTGTAGGCGTTGTCGCCGTGTCCATCAATGGTAACGAAGTCCAAATAGACGGCGAAATTATCGCAACGAACGACGCAGCCAAGGAAATAATCGTTCAGGCGAAGGCGGGGCTGGATTGGCAGTTATCAATCGGCGCTGCCGTTGTCAAAGAAACATTTGTTGAAGATGGCGAGTCAGTAAAGGCGAACGACTCAACGCATGATGGCCCGCTCTACCATGTTACCGCTTCAAAATTACGTGAGGTTTCGGTCGTGCCTGTTGGCGCAGATTCTGAGACCTCGATGAAAGTTGCCGCAAGTTTACATCTCATTAAAAAGGAGAAAACGATGGATTTTACCGCTTGGCTAAAGTCGCATGAAATTTCAGCCGATGGGCTGGACGAAGAACAACTGAAGACCCTTCAGGCGTCCTACGATGCCGCTGAAGCGCCTCCTGCAGAGTTCAAGGCGGCAAGCCCGCCGAAGGACGATGAAGGCGCTAAGGGCGAAGAGGGCGAACGTGGTCATAACGTTATTGACTTCCAGTCAGCAGTTACGGCTGCCGCCGAGAAGGCGTCTGAAAAGGTGCTCAAAGCTCAACTGGAAGCACAGAAGATGATCGTGGCTAACGCTGCCGAAATCTTTTCTGAAGGTCACGAATCGTTGAAGGCGCAGGCCATTGCTGAGCATTGGTCTAAAGAGCGGATGATGGAGGAAGAGTTGAAGGCGCTCCGTGCCGGTCTTCCTGGCTCGCCATCCATCCTTCAGGGCATGTCTACCGAGTTTGAATCTGAAGTCGTTGAGGCCGCCTTGTGCAAGTCCACTTCTCTTCAGGGCTACGAGAAGAAGTTCGATGAAAAGGTTCTGACCGCCGCAGATAAAAAGTATGCGGGCGAAATTGGGCTCAAACAGGTCATTCTCGAGGCTGCCAGATCCAGGGGGTATCAGGGCGGTTCATGGAGGAATGGCCAGATGGGTTCCATTATGCAGGCCGCATTCTCAAACCTTTCGCTGCCCGGGATCCTAAGTAATCTCGCCAACAAGTTCATCGCCCAGGGGTTCAACAATGTTGAGTCTGGATGGAGGGAAGTCACAGCCATCAAGAATGTGACCGACTTCAAACAGATTTCTTCCTATGCCCTCACCGGTGATTTCGATTTCGAACTGCTCGGCGCTGATGCCGAAATTAAACACGGCACAACGGCAGAGACGACCTACAACAACCAGGCGGATACTTACGCCCGGATGTATTCGATCACTCGTCGGGACATCATCAACGACGACCTCGGAATGCTGTCAGACATCCCTTCGAAGATCGGGCGTGGTGGTGCCACCAAACTGAACAAGGTCTTCTGGACGGATAACTACCTTGCCGACGCAGCGACATTCTACACCGCTGCACGAGGCAACCTGGAAACCGGCGGAGGCTCTGCGTTGGCTTCTGCTGGCCTTACCGCTGCACAGTTGGCGTTCAGACGCCAGACGGATCCGGACAGTGAACCGCTTGGGATCGATCCGAGCATTATCGTTGTGCCGCCAGACCTCGAGGTAACGCTGCTCGAATTGCTGCGTTCCGTAAAGGTCAAGGGCGATACCGATGGCCCGGATGTCAATGTCTGGACTGGTCGTTACACGCCTGTCGTTAGCACATACATCACCGATACCACCGAATGGTTCCTGCAGGCAGCGCCAAGCGTGCTGGCCGTGATTGAGACTGTATTCCTGAACGGGAATCAGACGCCAATCGTTGACAATGCAGAAGCCGAATTCAATACGCTCGGTATCCAGATGCGAGGCTATTTCGACTTCGGTGTTGCGAAGCAAGAATACCGTGCATGCGTCAAGTCTGACGGTGCATAAGTAACAACGAACCCGCCTGAGCCTTCGGGCTCGGGCGGGGCATCAACCCAAATTTCTTAACTCTACAAAGGAGATACAAATGCCTGAAGCGATTTTTCTATCAGGTGGAGGAAATGCAATCGATCATACTGCCGTAGGTGATGTCGCCGAAGGCGAGGTGGTCGTAACTGCCGATCAGGTCGGGATCGCAAAACTTCCGATTGCGTCCGGTGATACTGGGGCCATTCATTTCGGTGGTCTTTACCGTATGACTAAAGCGACCGGGGCTATTGCCATCGGTGTCGATTGCTATTGGGACGATACGAACAATGTCGTAACAACCGAAGCATCGGGAACGAAATATCTCGGAACACTGGCCGCAGCCGGTGTATCCGGAACTCTGACCTGTGATGTCGTCCGCTCGAATCAGTCTGAAGATGACGGTGGATAAGAATAACGGCGGGCGCCTGTCCAGGGGTTGATAGCTCCTCCTCTGGACAGGTTAGTCCTGCCGGGGAGCTATCATGCCCGAACTACTNAAGACCGGTATGGATTATCTACATGATACCCTTGCCGCTCAAAATTCGGTGACGGTCACCTACCGTCGTGTTGCTGATACGGTAGACGTAGCAGCAGTAATTGGCCGGACGCTCTTTGAAAATGACGACGAGATTGCAGTCATAGAAAAAGAACGGTCTCGGGATTTCATAATCATCAAGGCCGTTCTCATTCTGTCTGGATCTACTATTGAGCCGCAACGGGGAGACCAGATAGATGAGACCAGAGGTTCAACTGTCTACACGTATGAAGTGCTTTCAGATAATGGCGCTCCTGCGTTCCGGGATTCAGATGACTATGACAAGGCCTTTCGCATCCATACAAAATTGGTGGCTGAGGTATGAGCAGCCAAATTATTTTAGTCGCTGAAGCCGTCAAGGACGTAATCAACGCTGCAACGTTTAGCACAGGCAGNCCAACGTTTACTGCTANCCGTGGTTACGTGCCCATGTTCGAGCTCAAAGACATGGANACCGCACACGTAACGGTCATACCAAGAGAAATTGCAATCGTGAACACTAGCAGAGACCAGGCCGGAGAAACCTATAGCATCGATATTGCAGTTCAGCAGAGGCCGGATGGAGAAACGAATGCCCTTTTTGATGTCCTATCGTTACTGGTCGAAGAAATTACGGATCTCTTGCAGCGAACACGGCTCGCAAGCCCTTCAGCAATGTGCACTGCCGTTGGTGTCAACCCTATCTATTCGCCCGAACACATNCGCAACTGGATGCAATTCACTTCAGTAATCACAGCCGAATATAAGCTCTTCAGATGATNGATGCAGTTGTAAAATTCAATTTGGCTAAACTGATGGCGGCGACTAAGAAGGCTCGGCGTGCTTATCTGTNCCGTGCCGGTGGATTGGTGCGCCGTATTGCCAAGAACATGATCGGGCGCAGGACACGAAAGCCNTCCAAGCCAGGCGAACCGCCTGCAAGNCCTACCGGACAACTCAGAAACTCGATCCTTTTTGCTGTCGAAGAACAGCGTGGTGACGTAATTGTCGGGCCGGCCAAGAGCCTGATCGCAGAGATTGGTAATACACACGAATTCGGGAAACGGATTAGAGGCCGGGATTATCCCGAACGGCCATTTATGGGGCCCGCATTGGAAGCGGCAGAACCCCAGTTAAGCAAAATTTGGGAAGACTCGATCACTAAATAAGGAGCCACAACATGGCCGCAAATCTAACTGGTCTCGATGCAAAAATCTATTACAACGCCAACACGTATGCTTCGCCTACATGGACGGAAATTGTAAACGTGAAGGATGTCACTCTTTCGCTTGAGGCGACAGACATCGCTGTGGCCAACCGTTCTGCTTCTGGTTGGACGGAACATATCCAAGGGCTCAAAGACGGCGAAGTCTCCTTCTCTGTTGATTGGGACACTGCTGCAGCCGGGTTCAGCAGCATAAAGGATGCATTTTTCAATTCGACAGATCTGGAAATGCTCGTCCTTGATGGCCCGCAAACTNCATCNGGTNAGCAGGGGTTGCGTGCTACCATGCAGGTGCTGAGCTTCACTCGCAACGAACCTCTCGAAGATGTTCTCACCGTTGATGTCACAGTGAAGCCGACACCGAACTCGGATGCGAATCCTGAATGGTATACCTCGTAAGCAACAACCTAAAAGGAGCTAAATGTCATCGTTCATTGATAAACAAAATGACTCGTGGGATCTGAGGATTGATTTCAATTCTATCCGGCACGTGAAACGGATTACTGGGATCAATCTCCTCAAGATTCAAGAACCTCTTGAAGGGTCAGAAGCTACTGTCGAACATGAGGGCGAAACAATACGGATGCCCCTATTTACCGAACTGGCGACTGACCCTTTGCTTTTATGTGAAGTGATTCTGGCCCTGCTGAAAGGGCAGATGGGGGCACGTAGCCTATCCGAAGATGACCTTGCAGCCCGGTTTGTTGGTGGGGTTATGGCAGAGTCACGTAAAGCGTTTTGGGGGGCGCTGATAAATTTTTTCCAGGAAGAGAGCCAGACGGATTCGGCTCAGGTGCTGAAGGCGAATCAGGAACTGATGACGCATGCAATGCGGTTCAAGACGAACCAGATAGAGGCACTAAAGATCGAGGAATTGGTGGAGATGCAATTCTCAAAAT